TTTCCTTTAGATCAAGGAAGAAAAAGTAGTTTCCCGGAGCAAACACATGTTAGCAATCAGTTTAGTATTCGGTTCTTTTCTAACAGTATTGTTTCTGATTGTGGGAGTAATGCTTGGTTGGGTAGCAAGAGAATATATGATGAACTATCGGGAGATTCCAAGACCACATCCAGAGATGTTTGACTCCCAAGGCAATTTAATCCCAGATGAAGTAATCGCATTTAACTTTGAAAACTATTATGACAACGACGACGCAGAAGAAGACCACGACGACTAAAGCACAATCAAAAACCGTCAAGGTCACTCCAATTCCAGAATTACCAAATAATCCTTTCACATTTGAAGTATTAGATCTTGTATCAAAACAGAGATCTAATGTCAAGAAAGTAGAAGTTCTCAAAAAATATGAAGACATCTCTCTGAAGTCTCTATTTGTTTGGAACTTTGATGAGTCTATCATTTCTGTTCTTCCAGAGGGTGCTGTACCCTATTCTGGATACGCAGATCAGACTTCTTATAATGGATCTCTCTCCACAAAGATCACTGAAGAAGTTCGTAGAATGCATGAGACTGGATCATTCTCTCTTGGTGCGAGTGATAATCAAGGACACACCACGATTCGTAGAGAGTATGTGAACTTCTATCATTTCATCAAAGGTGGAAATGATACTCTCAACAACATTCGTCGTGAGACAATGTTTATCAATATTCTTGAAGGACTTCATCCTCTTGAGGCAGAGATCATTTGCCTTTGTAAGGACAAGAAACTTTCCGAAAAGTATAATATCACCAAAGAAGTTGTTGCGGAGGCATATCCCGACATTCAATGGGGAGGGCGTTCGTGAGTCAGGTTGTTGATAAACGACAGGAAAAGCATATGGACCATTGGACACCAGCAGAAAAAGAAACTTGTAAGTCACGCTACGGTTGTGACATCATCGTTGAAAATGGTTCGTATGCCGAAGTCTGTACGAAAGAGGCACCCAGAGATGCTTATATCATCAAGTATCTTGTTGACGATATGGTTTGCTTTGACCTGACTAAAGGTAGTAGAAGCAAACTGTTTGACATGTACTGGGATAAGTTTCGTGAGAACCTGAAGAATATTGACTTTGGATTTGGTACAATCAATCCAAAGACCTGGGGTTATCAGGCACCTAAAACCAAAAAGAGGAAGTGATTTCAAATATCGGAGGAAATTTTTCCGGCAAAATTTTCTCACACGAAGGTTTTTAAAACTGTATTGCATTATACAAGTAAAGATTGATAAATATCCCCAAATGAGAGTATAATACTCTCATCGTTCATCTGGAAACAGACGGAAGTAAGACAACTCGGAACGGGTATGTTAGAGATGATTTACTACACTTATTATTCTTATGAACCTTTTGGTAGAGGTTACATTGGTAGCCGTGGATGTAAGTGTTCTCCAATGGAAGATGAATATTTTGGATCTTTTACTGACAAAACATTCAATCCAACTGAAAAAATCATTCTTACAGAACACCAAACAAGAAAGGAAGCGTTAGAAACTGAAGTAAAACTTCACGAGTTTTATCAAGTTCATATTAATCCACATTTTGCCAATAAAGCAAAAATAACTTCATCTTTATTTTCTTTCTGTTCGCGGGGAGAAAGAGTTGGTGAAGGTAATCCTTGTTTTGGAAAAGTTCGTATTACTGATGGCAAAAATGAAAAAGTAGTTTATGAAAATGAAATACCTTCTGGATGGCAAAAAGGTAGAAGTCGTAATCCAAAAGAATACGCTACTGCCGAAGCGATCAAATATACCAGAGGTAAGATGTATAATAAATTTATTGAAGATGTAAGTAAAGATAATACTATTTTATCTTTACCTATTAGATGTCTTGCTAAAAGATATCAAACTACTCATACTTCTATTTGTCGTTGGAAAAAATCACTCTAATCGTTCATCTATGGAAGCACTCATTCTTACGTGCCTACAAGCACAGTTAATGATTGGCAGAATCTATAAAGTTGATATTCCAAAACAAGCAAAAAATGATTTGATTTGGGAGATCAAACAAGTTTCTCCAAAAGAGTGTAAAATAGACGCAAAAGGAGACTGAAGGAACGCGCCAATACCCTAAACAAGTAAAGGAGCAAACCAATGGCACTCATTTTAATTAGAGAAAAAATGTTGAAAGAACAACGTCTTCGTGAAGCACAACTTTATATGGCATCACGTCTTGCCTAATGTTAAAGGAGGGTTGATCCCCTCCTTTTTTTATGCTATGATATCAAAAGAGAATAGTATCTTATGGACAAAGAAAAACTGAAACTTATCGTCCGTAATCTTGAACTTCTTGTTGATTCGCTAAAAGCGGAAGTCTACTCTGATGTTTCTGCCTACAAAGCACCACAAAAAACAACAGAAAGATTTATAGATTATGATGAACTTTATGACGATGACGATGGATACGCAGACTAAAAAAGCAAAAGAACTCTTGAAATTGATGAAGCGATTAGTCGCTCAAAATCATATGTATAGTGAAGAGGAACTTCATGAAATGAAGAAAAGACTTCGTGAGGCAGAAGAAGAAGTCGCAAAACTAGAAGCACACACATCAAAAGGATTTGGAAAGAAATGACTGTAAAACTTATTTCGGTAACACCAGATGCAGAAAAAACAATGGCATTTATTGCACGAGTTTCTAATCCTGCGAATCAAGACAACGAAAACTATTCCAAGTTGCTTGCTTATTGTATTAAGCATAATCATTGGTCTGTTTTTGAACAGTCTTCTATGACGCTTGAAATTGAAACGAATCGTGGTATTGCGGCACAAATTTTACGTCACCGTTCTTTCACATATCAAGAGTTTTCGCAACGTTATGCCGATACCAATCTAATCACTGAAAATATTCCCATTCCAGAACTTCGCAAGCAAGACACCAAGAATCGTCAGAATTCTACAGATGATCTTGGTGACTATGTAAAACTTAAGTTCCAATCAGAAATTGCTGAACTCTTTGCCCACTCTAATAACCTCTACAAGCGAATGTTGGAGGCAGGGGTAGCAAAAGAGTGCGCGAGGTTTGTATTGCCCCTAGCAACGCCCACACGCATCTATATGACGGGATCTTGCCGCTCGTGGATAACCTATATTGCTCTCCGTGAAAAGTCAGGAACTCAAAAAGAGCATATGGATATTGCCAAAGCGTGTAAATCAGTTTTTGCTGAACAGTTTCCAATTTGTTATGAAGCCCTTGGGGGTGCCGCTGAATGGGTTCTCTAAATAAAAATTAAATAGGAGGTATAATCTTGCCAACGTATAGATTTGAAAATACTGAAACAGGTGAAATTTTTGAGAAATGGATGCTTATGGCAGAAAAAGAACCATATCTTAAAGAAAACCCTCATTTAAAACCACTTATTCCAACACAAATGAATGTTGGTGAAGTTGGTGATTGGAGGAATAAATTAACTTCAAAACACCCTTCGTGGAACGATGTTTTAAATCGTGCCCAAAAAATGCCCGGTTCAACTGTAAAAAAACTCTAATATGGCAAGACGAAAAAGAGGCAACGTAGAACAACCCATCGGAGTTGGTCTGACCGCGAAACAAATGAAGAGGAGAAAACCATTAAGCTCCGATTATTTGGTTGACATTGATCCCTTGACAGATAATCAGAGGAGATTGTTTGAATCCTATGCCGCTGGTAAACATCTAGTTGCCTATGGTTGTGCTGGAACTGGTAAGACCTTTATCACTCTTTACAATGCTCTTGCTGATGTTCTAGATGAATCAACTCCTTATGAGAAAATCTATCTGGTTCGTTCACTAGTTGCTACTCGTGAGATCGGATTTCTTCCTGGAACACACGATGACAAGGCAGACATTTACCAAATTCCTTATAAGAATATGGTCAAGTATATGTTCCAGATGCCTAGTGATGCTGACTTTGAAATGCTTTATGGAAATCTAAAGTCACAGGAAACTATTAAGTTCTGGTCCACTTCTTTTCTTCGTGGAACCACGCTTGATAATGCTATTATTATTGTTGATGAGTTTCAGAATCTAAACTTCCACGAACTAGATTCTATTATTACTCGTGTTGGTGAGAATACCAAGATTTGTTTCTGTGGTGATGCTTCTCAATCAGACTTACAGAAAACAAATGAGCGTAAT